TTGGATTGTTTGGGGTTAAAGATGCATCAGGTCAGATGGAAACTTACGTTGGAAAACAATTAGATAAACTCCTAAATTTTGCTGGGGCAATATATGACAAATATATTAAACCTATTGTTGATTGGGTAACAAATCTATTTAGTTCTACCGTTAAGAGTGTAAAAGAGTCAGCAGCTGGGAAGATGATTGGTGGTGCAATAGATACGGCAAAGAACTTTATGAAGACCGCACTTCGAGCAGTGTTACCTGATCCGTCAGGCGGATGGACGAGTGCTGGAGGTATTGCGGCAAAAGCAATACCGTCGTTTGTCTATAAATTTGCTGGTATGGACCCCAAAACTGGTGAAGTTCTTAAACCACCGAAGGTTGTGGCGCCTGCGGGGTCCGAACCTGTCGGAGGCACCAACGTCGCAGAAGTGATACAAAAAACGGCCGAGGCCGTGGTGCCAGAACCAGCGAAGATTACTAAGTCAGATCGAAATCGTCAGATTAGAGAAAAACTAGCCAGAGATCAACTTAAAAGGATGGAAGAAGAACTCAAACAGTCTGAATTGTTTATAAAAACTGGTGGTAAACAAGGTAAAGATACTGTGTGGAATAGGGGTGATGACGTAAAGGGTGAGGAAGGCGATCTTGCAAATAAAAAAGCAGCCATTGCAAAAAAGAAGGCTGCACTAGTTAAATTGACGGGCCCCGAAGGTGGCGGCGGGTTAATCAAAACCAAATTTGGAAATATAACCAAAAAACAGATGGAGATGGTAGAGGAGCAAAGCAGACGGGTAGGCGATACATCGGGAAAATATAAAGCAGAACTGATTAGAAATGCTGCCGACGAGCATCGGTATAATCAAAGTGAAGAAGGGAAGCAATACAAAGCGCAGGGGGTGGCCGACCGCGCAAAAACAATGAATGCTGCAGCAACGGCCAAAGTAGGAAGAGATGCCTCGGCCAACAATGCGGCCGGTAAGAGCGCCGGGCCGGCAGTGGTCATGGATGCGTCAAAGAAACAAAATATCACGAACATGTCGTCAGGCGGAGGAGGTTCAATCAACCCAAATCATTTTGGGCGGCTCAACTACGATGACGCATCGCAGGGGTTTTAAAAAAAGGGGGTGCTGTTTCCAACACCCCCCAGTTTCTTACTCTTTTGCCAACTTTTCAAAATAGGACATAGTGTCCTCATCATCATCAGTATCAACAGTAGGCGCTGGAGTAGGTTTCGTATCCACCTTTGGTTCAACCCAAGGTGCATCTTCCATAACCGCAGCAGCATTCCCTACTGTGGTAGTCCCTGCAAGAACCATATCCATACGCTTCTTGAGTTCATCATAGGACTTGAAGTTGGTTGCAGCAGTAAACTCTGACAGAGGATACTGTTTCTTCCAGACCTCTTCCAACTGATCATCATCATCAAACAAGGGAGATGGTGCTGCGAACTCTGACTTATCATAGTTCCAGTAACCTTCTACCTTACGAAGCTTCAACTTGAAGTTCGCACCAGCCCAGAAGTCAAACGGGTTAACCGCCGTCTCATCCTTAAATGCAGGCTGCATTGCTTCCATGCACTTGTCAAAGATTTTCTTACCAAAGCGATAGAGCATCACCTTACCCTCATTCTGAGGATTGGCAGGGTCTTCAACAACGAAGATGTTTGCAAAATACTGCAACTTACGTTTCTGCTTACGAGCAATCTCCTTATCAGACTCAACACCTGAGTTCCAATATGCAGAGTTCATCTCTGACACGGGATCATTCTGACCAATGGTTGTGAGAGAGTTCTCAATATACCACTGTCCAGTAGGGCCTTGAAACGCATGGTTCCAGACCTTTGCCCAAGGCATATCCTCACCATCAACTGCGGGAAGGAAACGAATAACGGCATAACCATTACCGCTCTTATCCATGACGGGCTTCCAGAGACGATCATCCACATAGGACTTCTTCTCTCCCCCACCACTATCTGCTTGAACTGCTCCAAGCAGTTTGTCCAACGAATTAGACTTCTTTAGTGTACTTAACGACATATGTATTCTCCTTATGTAATATATGTTTTCGTATGTTTAAAGTATGCTTACTTTATCACAAAATTCTGCTTTTGTCAAGTAACTTAGATTATTTTCTTGAATAAATTGCTCTTTAGCATCTACCCAAGAAAACTGAACATCCTTGAACTCTCTAAAAACAGTTTGCATCTGGTTCATCCAATTAGTTGAATTAAAACCTTTTGCATCACTTGACAGATAATTATCTGTCCCTTTATATATGTTGTTCAACGGCTCGTCATATGACGATAGGTCAAACCCCAATACATAAATCTCTGTTGCGCCCTGCTGACATGCAAGGTGCAGTGCGGTGTTACCCGCTGACCATCCAATCGGAAAGTCAATGTTATTTATGTGGTCATTCTCATCCACATAGGTGATCCAGACACCCACATCCTTCTCCATCTTCATGCGAAGGTCTTTCATATCCAGCTCTGGATTCATCTTAATTGCAGCTTCAATCCTCTCATGAAGTGTCATAGGGTCTTTCCCTGATATAACACACTGGTCTGTTACTGGCGAACTCTTATGAATGAATGCCTCTGGGATATCAAACCCCATAAACATAAACTCTGCTGCTTCAGATGGTAGATGTGTCCAGTTTGCGAAATGACAATTAATGTCTCTATAGTCGCATCGTTCATGGATTTCTTGTTGCATACCATAGTCAACTGCTACGAGGTTATCAGTTACCATATCACGATAGATTGCATTGCAACCCCATGTGACAGCATCAACCTCATACTGTTTATCGCTGAACCACTTGCGTGACTCACCATTTCCTATGACAACTGCCCTAGACATTACTGATATCCTTCATGAGAGGGAAAATCTTTGCGATCTCATGGGCACATGCAATCGCAATATCCTGATGTTCCTTCTGAGTACCATTCGCACTCCGTAGGTCAATGTAGTGTACCCATGAGCGCAGTGTACCATTCATGTATAGACGGGATATAGTCATACCCTCTGGTAGTACTGCACGAGCCTGTTCCTTTGCGATACCCTTATCAATTGCCCAGTTGTAGGTTTCTTTGCAAAGTTTTATTACGTCTTGTTGTTTCAAGTCCCACATATCTTGAATATCAACAGGTGCAGCATTAATAGAATTTTGTCTATTCTTTGGGTCTTGTAGTCTGGCACCACGCCGAATAAAATCAAGTTCCTTTACAGGGTCAGCATACCGCTGACTGAACTCTTGAAACGAGAATGAACGGTGACGTAGAATTTGACGTGCAATGTCTCTGGTTGTCTCAATTTCAATACACGCGCTCACCATCTCTAGGGGTGACCAGTGCTTGTGTTTGATGAGATACTTGATAAGTTTCTTACTGGTATTCTTGTTGTTCTGGTTGCCGGGATTAGATACTCTCGCACAATATGCGATGAGTTCCTGTGCGTCATCTACACCAATAATGTTATCTGGTGTAGAATGTGATGTTAATCTTACTTTCATAATATATCCTTAGAATTGGTGCCGGCAGAAGGAATCGAACCCTCGTCTAGACATTACAAGTGTCTTGCTAAACCCCTCAGCTATACCGGCCGCGCTAATAACTTTTTCCTTCATCGTAACGAACTCTTCTAGCGTGTCGTCCATTTCCTTTATTCTTTCCCTTGTATGTATCAGTTTGTGAATGACAATTTGGACAAAGTAAAGAAACATTTTCTTCTGTATTATTACCAGAGTTACCATTAATATGTTCCAACTCTAACACAATTTCTTTACCATTCCATTCTGTTATACCGCATCCCCAACATCCTTCTTTTTGTTCTGAAAGATATTTTTTCAGCGGATTTTTACCAATACGTTTCCCGTCCTTCCACCTGATAATTCTTTGATTGTATTCATATTCCATCTGACATGCGTTAGTACAATACTTACCATAAGTGTTAGGTTTCCTCTCATTTAGTTTGCCGCAAGTAAGGCAGTTGTATGTTTTATAGATAGGCATCACTAGTTCTCCTTATTAGGTAGAACTATTTATATTTTTGTGATGCTCTACCTTATACCACATGCCCTACTCCGGCGGCACACCATCTACTTGGTAGAGTTAAACTTACGTTGTGGTTTATAACCCTTTGGCCAAGTGGGTTGGCGATTAGCAAGTATATTAACCCGCTCCGACAGTTCGTCGTTTTTAACCGACATCTCAGCGTTGACAAATTGCATTGCCTTCACTTCGTTTTCTAGTTCCCGGCATCGTGCCTCAAAGAACCCTTCTACTCTTGCTTCCATCTAAATGGACTCCTCTATGAGTTTCAATAGTCTTATCTTATACTGTTCTTGATCAATTGTCAAGAACCTTTCGTAATTATTCATCAGATTATCTAAATCAATCCATATGATATCATCCTCTAATTGTGTATTCCAATCTGGACCAAACGTGACCAGCTCATCCAGTATAATCATTGTCTCTAGAGACACGCGGCCGCCTAGAAACTCTCTCATTAATTTGGGGTGTTGCCCATTCGTTACTGTGAAC